TCCACCACCGCCTCCACCAGATACACTCTCAGAAATATCAGTTATTTCGTCAAATCCACCTGCTAATTGTTTATTAACTTGTTTAGCTGAAGCTGCAGTACCTGCCATATTTTTCTTAATCTTATCAGTACTATCTTTAGACTTTTTAAATAAGTCTATTTTTTTACCTGTAATGATACTTATCATCTGTGCAAAATAAGATATAACGTTTAATATTGCAACAGCAACTTTTTGTAATATTGGTGTTAAATAATTTTTAATATTTTCACCAACAGTTTTGAAAGTATTACCTAGATTAGAACCATCAGCCATTATGATGTCGCTCCATAATCTACGAACATGATTCAATGGATTTAACATTGTAGCAATACTCGTTCTCATTTGAGAAAATACTCTACCAGCAATACTTAATCGTCCAAATATACTTGATAAACCTAATGATTTTTTCTTAAGTTCATCCATTTTTTGTCCACTTTTAGTTAAACCATCAGCAACGTTATCTAATTCAATATTAAACTTTGCAAATGGTTCCTCAGTATATTGCATTTCTAATGGATTTTCTTGTAATAGTTCCATCAAATCTTTGTAATTATCTCTTGCATCAGTTAATTCTTCTTCATTAACGTTATATTTAACTTCAATTTCATCAACTTTGCCAAGAGCTTCATTCCATTTTTCTTCTGGTAAAGATGTATCTAGATTTCGTAATGCTCTATCCCAAGATGCTTCTAACTTATCACTTTTTAATTCTAAAGAGTTTATTTTATTTTGGATAGTGTTTAATTCTCTAATTGCAGTATTTTTAATATCAGTAAATATACTATCAAACTCACGGATTTGATTTTTATTTAATCCTAACTTTCTAGAACTTAATTCTTTTTGAAACCTATTAAATATCTTTAACGCCTCAGCTAAATCTGATTTATAACGCTCAGTATCAAGTGTTAATTCAACACTAAGTTCATTATTCATATCGTATCACTCCTTTCTATTAAACTTACTTTTTATTTTTTTAGTATAATCATCTTTTAACCAATCTGGTATTTTTACGCCTTTTTTCTTTTCAAATAATTCAGGCGATGCTTCTTCAGGTTTGTTAGGATAGATTTTACCATTAACTCCTATTCGAGCCATTAATCCTATCTTCCAATAAAGATACGCATCGCCTTCACGTTTATATTTTAAAGAGAACAATAATTCTTTTATTGACATTTCATATAATTCATCTAAATGATAACCTAATTTAGTTAATTCGATGTATAATGTATGTATATCATCAAATAAATCTATTTTTTTTTATTCTCTTCATCAATTAATAATGTTTCTTCATTTGTTGCACGGTCTACTAGTATCTCTACTTGTCTTTTCTCTTCACGAGTAATAATTCCTGAAATAGCAGCTGTTTCCCATATAATATCAATAAGTATTCTTGCTAATGTACTAGTAGATAATAATTCATCTAGTAAATCATACTCATTAATATTTTCATTTAAACAACATACTTTCAATAATCGCGCAACATTTGTCATTGATGTATCTTCTAGTAATTCCATAAAGTTTTTACCAGTTGCTTTTTCTACATCAATACATTTTTTTGATTTAAACTTAAAGTGATACTCTTTATCACCAATAGTTTTAATTAGTTCATTATTCATAATTTTATTTCCTTCCTAATATAAACTGTCTTTATATTATTTATTACATTTGCAAATATAATAAAACAGCAATAAGATGAGCACGTTAGCCCATCTTATTACTATTATTGACTAACACTTGGTAAAGTAACAGTCATTTCTGATTTTAAATCATGGTACATTGTAAACTTTTCAATGTTACCTTGTTCATCTGAAGCATAACTAATTGTTGGAACTGCTTCATATTCGAATGTAATTCCACTAGCTTTAGTTAATCTCCATTTAGCTTGAGTTTTTGCGTCTGCTAAACCTTTAATAAGTCTAATATTAGCATTTGCATCATTTAATAACTGAACATTAAACTCATAACTTAGTTCAACAGCAGGCATCAAACCTTGAACACTTGTTTCATAAACTGTATTATCTAATGTTGTTGAGTCAATCTTATTTGGTTCACCACCAATATCTGGTGTACTAGCTAAACCATAAACTCTAGTCCAAGATGTACCACTATTTGTAGAGTACTCTAGTTTAGTTCCCATAGTAGCAACTTGTACTTTTGCATCTGGGTCCATACGATAACCACCTTTCTTTTTATCTTAATTGATAGTTTGTAGTGTTCATATTAACAACACCATTAATTATCATTTTATTAATTTTATCATATTGAGTTACGTCTTGAATTGTATATTTAAAACGTAAATCATTTAGAACAGTAGCAATTTTATTTGCAACATCATCCATAGTTGATATAGATTTATTTTTACTAACTAATCTACCTGTTAGAGTAATTGTATATTCGTTAAAGTTATAACCTTTATCACTATTATCAACACGATATGTTAATTCATAGCCATAATATATTTCATCTTCTTCAACAACATCATCAGCTTTAGGTCTACCTGAACTGAGATTTTCAATTGTTTCAAGTCTAGATTGTAAAATTGTTCTTAACTCATTTACCATATTTTGTTACTCCTTTCAGTATTGATTGTTCAAATGTATAAATATTACTATACAAACCAGGAATAAAATGAGGATGTGCAACATTACCATGCGTAAATACCCAGCGATTATATCTCTCATTAAAATACACCCAAGGAGTTTGTCTATATGGATAGCCATGTTCATATGTATTAGATAACTCTCCATTAGTACCTGTTCCCCATTCAAGTAAACAACCTAATGGAACATTATTCCATCCACTATTTAAATCTGTATAAATCTTAATAGTATGTTTATTTCCATTATGAACTGTTTCACTTAAATTAATTGATGATTGATATTCTCCAGTATCTATTGGTGCTAATGCTCTAATATCATCTCTTACTTTTTCACCAATTTCAGTTAATATTTTTTCAATATTTTTATCACTAATTGGTTTAGATAATATCTCATGTAGCACACCAACATTATTCATGATTAAATCCTTTCAATATCAATATATTTAGATTTAACATTGACGATTTTATATAATATACCATCTAATGATATATTATACTTACTAACGTTGTCAGATGTATTATTAAGTTTAGATTTAAGTAATATCTCTAATATTTTATGTATTGAGCTTATACGTAACATTTTAGTTATATTAGCTCCATAAATATTTGCACTAACATTATCTGTTAATTCTTGAGTTGTTACTTTATAATCTCCAACTTTATTTCGCACATCTGCATAGTCACCATCAGGAGTTCGAGTTTTAGTTATCTTATACAATTCACAATTGGTTAATTTAATCAATTGTTTCATTAGTATATCACTCTCTTTCCATTTTTGATGATATCATCACGAAGTTTGTCAGCATAATCTACAAAACTATTACTTTCACCAAGTTCAGATTGTGACTTTAATGACTCAACTCCACGATTTAGATACGCAATCACACTAGCTAGAGATATTTCAGGAGATAATAGTTTTAGATTTTCATCATCAACACTTGGTTCATTAGTTGAACTAACTTTAATCTCTCTATTACTTATGTATGATGCATTTGTAATTACTTCATCCAAAATAGACTTCAGTACATTCTCATCATCAGTTTTGTAATTATCACCTAATCTATTTATGACTACTTGTAATAGTTCTGTATATGTCATGCTTTTTCCTTCTTTCTTCTATTATTGAGATACTTCTGCGTCAGTAGCGTTGAATGCAATACCAGCTATACGATTATCAATAATGAATGCATCTTCATAAGATTTTTCATAATATAGATAATCACCTTTAGTATGTGCACTAGGAGCTTCAGTACCAGCAAACTCATATTTTTCTGGAGTAATTACTGATGTTGGATGAACTAAGAACATGTTAATTTGTTTAGCATCACCAGCAGGAGCAAATCCAGTAGAGAATGAGTATTTAGATTTCATTAATGAACTTGGAACAGATACAATCTTAACTTCATCAAGTCTATCAACTAATCTATTAAGTTCTTTATCATTTGAACCATTAACAGCAATATTTCTAACAACATTTTGAGCATTTTTTAATAAAGTTTTAACAGCAGGTGTAACATATAAGATACGTCCAACAGCAGGTACATTTCTTTCATCCATGTTTTCCATCATATCATCAAATACAGTTAAAACATTTGATGTAGTTAATGTAGTGCTATCTACTGTACCACCAGCAGTTACAAAATCAGTATAGATTTTAGAAACTAAATATGCATCCTTTTCTGGGAACTTTTGAGTTTCGTTAAATACTTTTGTAGCGTTTGTAATTGTTAAAACTTGATTTGTTTCGTCCATATCAGCTGGATCGATTAATGTACTCCATTCACGATAGAATGCCATTGTTAGAGTTTGGTCTGCTTTGTCAACGTTTCGTGCAAATGCACCATCGATTGCATCTCTATTAACATTCTTTCTTCCTGATGTAGTTAGGAATGGGATTTTAATAGTTTTTGCATCTAAGAACTTGTATAATGCGTTATTTGGTGAAGCATGTAGTTCACTAAAATGTAACACATTAGGATATGCTTGAGCTAGAGCTCTTTCATACTTTTCAGCGTAATTTAATGCTGCCATAATTTTATCTTCCTTTCTTTTTTTAGATTATATGTTTTATCTAAAGAAAAAATGCAATAGATAAAACACATTGTCATAGACAAAATAGTCTACTTCAATACATCTTACCCATTGCATTTACATTACTTGGGGTGAGCTAAGTAATGTCCCCACAACATATCATCTGTATCTAATTAAATTATATTACATTTATTTATAAATGTAAATATAT